ACGCTTGTTGTTTTATATCTTCAATTTTAATAGTTTTTAAACCTTTTACTTTTACATCACCAACAGATTTATCACTTGGCATAACACCATTATCTGAATCTTCTTGTGTGTATAAACTATCCTCTAATTGTTTTGCAGTTGCAGTTCCCCATGATTTTGTAACTTGATTATTTGCAAAACTATATTCTTCATTAGTATTAATGTAATAGTCTAAGTTTTTAAAATTTGTTGAATCAGTAACTATTTCATATAAACCAATTGCTTCTTTTTCAGCTTTTGACCACAGCTGAAATATTTTAGCAGGATATCTTACATCTCCTATCACAAGTGATTTAGGGTTTTTTATAATCTCTATAATATTATTATCTTGTACTAATGCGTGCATATTTTAACTTTCACTTAAATTTAATGTTCTACCTACTTCTTGCCATACAGTGCCATTATATCTGAACACAAGAATATCTGTTTTACCATCTGTTGAAGTAAACGTCGGGGCTGTTGATGCTGCGAACTCAAATATAGTGTTGAAAGCGATCGTATGAGAACCATTATAATTAATTTCTAGACAGATAAATGAACCTTCAACTGAATTAGTTGGTGCAGAAAATGTAGTATTTTCTGTTGTTAGATGGTATGCGTTTGGTTTTGCCTGTACATCCCAGGCTACAGCGTTTGATGATGATGTTAATGCTTGTTGTGGGATATAAGCAAGATCGTTAAATTTAATATATCCAGATCCTTTTGCTGTAAATTCTAAACCAACATTTGTGTCACCACCTGATGCAGCGATGGCAGGATTATTTCCTGTTGCAGCGTTAGTTACTTCTAATTCGTTTACTGCTGAAGATGTTGTTTGAAATATGATTTGTTCATTTCCATTTGCATCTGCGATAAAACCTGCATCTGCAATCTTTGGAGCTGTTAGAGTTTTGTTTGTTAAAGTATCTGTTGAAACTAAAGACACTAAAGTAGAGTCCGCACCAGCAGGTAATAACATAGTATTAGTAACACTAGCAGAGTGAGGTTGTGCTTTTATCTGTTGACCATGCGAATTATTTTCACAATTTAATTGTATTGCACCTGAATTATCATTACCTCTAACAGTTAAATGACCTGTTCCTTTTGCTTCTAAATCTAAATCAATATTTGTATCACCACCTGTTGCTGATATTTTAGGTGGATTACCTGTTGCAGCGTTAGTTATATCAAATTGATTTACTGCTGAACTAGTTGTTTGAAATATTATCTGTTCGTTTCCATTCTCATCATTAATTCCGTGTGCATCGTCAAATGCTATATTAAAATCGTTTGTATCTAGATCGCCACCTAATTGTGGTGATGTATCTGAAACAATGCTACTTAAACCTATAGATATTTCTTTTATATTAGGGTTAGTTCCATCATCAGCCATAGCTACAACTATTTTATCACCCTTATCTGTTGCTGAAAAAGTGACCGTGCCTCCTGAACCAGAAGCATATTTAAACTGAACCGTGTAAGCTCCTGAAGTAGAATTTCTTAAAATATAAAAAGTTTGAACATCCAAAGGTATTGTTACGATTTGATTACCTGTGATTGAACCTGTAAATTCAATCATTCTGTGTGCAAGAGTTGCACCAGTTGATCCATCAGAAACAGATAAAGTTGTTGTCTGTGCACCGCCAGCTATTGATTGTTGTGTAAATCCACCAACTATCTGCTCTATTAATTGTAAATTGGTATTAGTTTTCGTCCCCCATGTACCGGCGTTTTCACCAGTTGCTTGAAGTTCAACACCTAAAGGTGTAAATGTTGATGCCATAAATTTTATCTCCTATGCAGCGTCACTATAACTTGTATTTGATCCAGTTGCAACATCCGAATATGTATCATTCGATCCAGTTGAAATATTACTATAAGATGTATTTGAACCGGTGTCAACATCACCATAAGCAAATATATTAACAGCTCCAATACTTGTGGTTATAGATTGACCTGTTAATCCAACAATAATATCAGTTAAACTTATAGATCCAACACTAGCGCTAAATGATTGTCCTGTTAATCCTAGGCCCTCTTCTACTGTTAGAGAACCAACAGAGGCTGTAGAAGATTGACCTGTTGGTTGAGCAAGAGCACCACCTAATCCAACTATAGACCCTAAACTAAATGTAGCCGATACACCTGATAAAAATACGACATCATTAGGTATTGTAACACTACCGACACTAGCACTAAATGATACTCCAGTTAATTGTGCCTCTTGTGAAGAAATACCCTGTGCTGTTCCTTGTGCAGATGTGATTGATACACCAGAAAGAATTGCTGTTTCGTTTGGTGCTTTTGCTGTTCCTTGACTTGCGGTAAAAGATTGGCCTGTTAGACCAACGGTCATGTCATTAACTGTTACAGATCCAACAGAAGGTGTTGTAGATTGACCAGTTAGTCCTACCTGCATATCTACAACAGATACTGCGCCAATTGAAAATGTAGCTGATATACCCTCCACTACGACAGGAATAAAAGCTTCTCCTTGTGATGATGTTATTTCAAAACTAGAAGGTGTAATTATTTGATCTGGTACATCTACTGAACCAACATTAGATGTAATAGATAAACCTGTTGGAAGTGCAATAGCATCTTTGAGTTCTCCCCATTCACCATCACTCCAAGCTTGTGCACCCCAACCTGTTTTTAAAGTTGTGTCTTCATTCCAATAAGCCTGGCCCCAGGTAAACCTGCCCCATCCTGAAGTTGTCGACATGGTCGACCTCCTACGCTAATCTGATTATTGCGTTACTTGCGTCTGCTGCTGGAAACTCTATTTTAAATGTCCCGTTACTAGCTGTCTTGTCACCACCAAATGCAATTACACAAACAGCATCAGTAGTAGATGAACCACCATCTGTTGTTGTGTTATAAATTAAAGCTCCGTTTGCAGTGAAAGAAGCTGATGTATAAGTTACATCTGAAAAGTCTGTAAATGCTGTTGTTGAAGATAGTGATACACCAGAGTTTGTAAGAGTTGCTCCTCCTGCAGAGTATGCAGAACCTGATGTATTTGATATTTCATTTGATGTTGAGTAATCTGTTGTAGAAGCACCTAAAGATGCAGAACTAGTAAATAATGCAATCTTAAAAGTATGTCCACCAGAAGATTCAAAACTGTGTTTACCTTGTAAAAGCTCTTGTTTAAAGCTTGAACATATTGCTGATGATATTGCCATAATTTATTCTCCTACGGGTTTGCTGAGGTTACTGGTATACGAATAGCACCATTAGTATAGTCATCTCTTCGTCTTCTACCAACTTGCTCGTTAGCAAACTTCTGTACCTCTTGTTTATATTTATTTTCATAAAGTGTCAACATATCTATTGGGCCTTTTAAAAACCCATATGCTTCTGATAGACAACAATATAACAGTCCATTTGGAAAATTAAGACTAATATAATTAGTATCATCATTCTCTAAAAGAGCTGGCATTTTATTAAAATGCACTCTAAATCTATATGTTGTATTTGGTGTAGGGGCCACAAATATTCTACCTGATGTAGTGTCAGACTCTCCTGTAGCACCACCAAACATAGCATAATATTTAGGTTGACCTTGTGCTGCTGACGTTCCCGTTACATCCTGATATTCTTGAAGATATGTAATATCTTTCTTTTCCAACCATCTATTAGCTCCTGTAATTTCTGATCCTGCTGTATCATAAACTTGTATACCTCTAATAAACACAGCTCCTGCGGGACAGTTAATAGACTCTTGTCCAGCAACAAAATTACCTAACTGTTGTTTTCTATCTGCATCGATAGGCACATCTCTAAATATTCTATACTGTGCATTTAAAATAATGTTTTCTAAAACACTATCTGACAAAACATTAGAGTCTGTTTCAGTATAACTTCTAATTTGTGTTTTTAATCCTGATGCACTTAATCCGGCCATTATTTAGACTCCTCTTTACATTTACATTCTTTAATACCAAATAATTTACAAATTAAATTTTTAATTTTTTTAATCATGCCGTTACTGTGACTGGCCCTGCTGAAGCTATGTCACCTCCTCCTTCTAATGTT